GATGTGAGGGCAAAAAACCATTTATACAACGTCTTATAATAGTTTTTGGGGAGACTTCTTTCCCTTTCGAGGGGAACATTTTGGCATACTCTTCAACTGTTATTACCATATTGCTTGTCTATATGCGGACGAAGTTAAATAATCTTATTGAACTAACAATATACTTTAACGTAATTTTGAACAAAATATATTCATTTTATGAAAGAGAAAATTTTAGCATTCCTGAAATCGAAATTAACCGGGGTCAGTGAATCATTTTTATCAGGGGTTGCAGATACGTTCAGCAAAACCGTAAAAGAAGAAAAAGATATTGAGACCGTATTCACAGACGGGATCATCGAGACACTCAAATTCTCTGCAACACAACTTCAGATCGAAGGCGACCGCAGAGCAACAGAAGCACAAAAGACAGCTTTAAAGAATTTCCAGGAAAAACACGGACTTAATGAAGACGGTACGCCGATAAAGAAAGTCGGCAGACCTCCGAAAGACAAAGACGCTGATCCTGATCCGAATGAGCCTGTTTGGTTCACTGCTTTTAAAAAAGAACAACAGGAATCAACTGAGACTCTTAAAGCGGAGATTGAAAAGCAAAAACAGGAAAAGACTTTAGCCTCATTAGCTGAAAAAGTGAGTAAGCATGAAAAATTAAAGGATATACCTGCATCGTATTTAAAGGGTCGGAATCTGATTCCAAAATCAGAGGCCGAGATTGATCAACTGGTCGCATCTATTGAAACCGATTACAACGGATTCAAACAGGAAATGGCAGAGAAGGGGGTCGTTATTTCAGTACCGCCAACGGGAGGCGGGCAGCAAAGTGAGAAATCTACAATCGATGCTTACCTTAATGAGAAGTTCCCGAAAGAGCCGCAAGGCAAAGTATTAATTAAAAAATAATAATTATGCAAACATTTTCTTCAACAGATACCGAAAGGAATTTAGCCGTCGAGCTGATCCTTGAGGATATTCCCGGAGGCGGTGTGGTCGAGAAAGATGATTTTCCGACTTCAGCAACTGGGATGAAAGAGGGTGCACTCCTTGGAGTGGACTCTGATGGGATTTATCATCTCACGAAAACAGCTATGTTAGCCAATGCTTTGGTAGCATCAGGTTTTAATCATGTCGTAGTTTATAACAACCATGAATTTAAAGCAGGCGATCTTCTTGGTTATAGTTTAGGCACTGCATCAGGCGTCAGGATCACATCAGTTGTAGCTTCTGGCACAGGGAAAGATGTGCTTAACCTCAGTAGTAATTTGAGTATTGCTATTGCTGCAAGTGGGTTGGTAATTGAAAATGCTACTTCAGGATTTAATGGCGGTGGATTTCGATACTCTCCTGTTGCTATTGCAACTAACCCTGTCGATCTGACTAACGATAATAACGGTTGTGGACTTTTGGTCCGTGGTCGTGTTCGTACTTCACAATTGCCTTATTTTGTTGATGCAACCATTAAGGCACTACTTCCTTTAGTTCGTTTCGTTTAACTTTTAAAAAATAGAAAAAATGGAAAGATCAATTTTAAAAGAGTTAACGAAAGTGAATGTCGAAGCTTACGTTAACCGTCGGCGTGAACTGTTCCTTAATAAACTTTTCTGGCAACAGTTTTTCCCTTTAAAATATACCACTCAATTAACATGGGAATCCCTTTCTGGGTCGGGTGGTAATCCTGTAATGGCAGATGTTATCGAGTATAACTCTTCTGCGCCTCTCAAATCTCGTAGAATTATCACCAAGATAACCGGAGACATCCCAAAGATAGCCATTAAAAGGCAGATGGATGAAAAGGATATGAATGATTATAACATTCTGAAAGCATTATCTTTGGGCGATATTAATAGGAGCGCACTTCTTGACCTCGTGTTTAATGACATTGATTTCTGTTATACAGGTGTTATGGCACGTACTGAGTACCTTGCTATGCAGGCACTTAGTTATGGTCAGATATCTCTTACCTCCTCAAACAATAATGGGATCATAACTGAAGATGTTTGTGATTTCGGTATTCCTACTGGGAATAAAACAGGCGTTACTCTTCAATGGTCACAAGCATCTGGTAGTGTTCCAATGACTGATATCAGGACTCTTACAGATAATGCAAGGGCTTCCGGGTATCCTTTGGAGTATATGTGTTGCGATAGAACAGCATTTAATGAGCTTGTAGCATCAACACAGGTACAGAATGAATGGGCAGTACTCCGTAATACAACCACGAAAGCCACTCCGACATTTACGGATTTGAGTAATCTATTTGAATCAAGGCTTCTTCCGAAGATTGTTATAGTTGACTCGAATGTGAGATTTGAAAGCAATGCACATGCACTTACCAACGTAGCTGCATGGAAAAATGGTTATGTAACCTTTATTCCTGATCTAAAAATCGGTAACGTCCTTCACGGACCTATAGCTGAGGAAACCAGTGAATCAGTAAGTAAAAAATCCATCCAGGTCAAGCGAGATCATATACTTTTATCGAAGTGGTCAGAGTTGGAGCCTTTCGGTGAATTTACTAAAGGGCAGGCCAATGCCTTTCCCCGGTTTACCGATGTGGACGGGATATTTATCCTGAAGGTTGATGCGACTTCATGGAGTTAATTATATATTAATAGGAGTAGGATTCCTACTCCTATTTTAATAAAACGACATGACAAACCTTGAAGCGATAAAAGCCAAGATGAATTATCCTTTGTCTGAGAATGCTTTTATTCTTGCGTTACAGGACAGAGGGCTTGCTTCTGCTGGTATTTATTCAGGTGGTGAGTCTTTTGATCTTGCTTATGCTGATGCGATCACTACACTTGTAACTGTCCCTAATGTTGTTGAAGGGGGGTATCAGGTCAGTTTGGCTGATAAGACAACTCTTTTAAGTTTGGCAGCAGGTATTTATACAAAGTATAGTGCAGTGAATCCAATACCAGCAAGTTCTTTGAAAAAAACGGCAACCTTTGTACAACGTTTCTGATGCAACAATATCCTGATAGTATCGTAGTAACTACTTCTGCATCTGGTTCACAGAATGCAAGCGGAGTTTGGACTGCAGGGGAGACAACTGATTATACTTTTTCATGCCGGGCAGAAGTGAACGGCACGGGGAAGAAAATAGCAGGGGCAGATGGAGTGATGATAGATTATTCTTTTGATCTTTTCATGCCTGTTACAACAGTGGTCATACCGGCAGGATCTGATTTTGTTCTTACTGCACTTTCAAACGGTACGATCACGGGTAAAGTAAAACGTGCCTCGAATGGTCAATTAAATTCAAGACTATGGCTCTAAAGAGTAATTTCAACGAGGCTAAGTCAATGAAAGATATTGAAAAACAGGCTGGATTACTTTATCAACAAATTATTGATGCGTTTATTAATGATGCTGAACAATTTATTATTAATGCACGTGGACAGGCGCAAAGTCATGTAGCAGGGCAATATGAAGATGTAACGGCTAACCTTCGGAACTCAATCGGGTATTATATTTTCCATAATGGGGAATTGATTATCGGAAAGGAACCGGGGACACTTGCTGGAAAAATAACTGAAGGTCGGTTATCTGCTGCAGAAATTGCATCAATGAATAAACAATCAATTCAGGAGTTCATCAAACCGACTGGTTTTCAGATGATCCTCATTGCAGGGATGAATTACGCTTCTTATGTAGAGTCGAAAGGATATAATGTCATTTCTTACCAGGCAGATGTTTGTATGATTGATCTGGCATTACACTTGGAAAAACTCGAAGTCATTAAGGAAGGCACGGCAGCACGAATGGAAGAAACATTTATACCATGAGCGATTATAAGACTACGGATTACATAATAGGTATTGTTTACTCACTTTTGGGGTCTATAACGAAACCAAAATATTTAAAGACAAAACCCAGCAAGTCAACCGCAACAGAATACGTGGTCATCAACTCGCTCCCGGTAAATGCTAATGTGATGCAAAAATGTTATGTCAACGTGAATTATCACGTTAAGGATATTGACGGAGGGCCGGGTATCGGGTTAATCCCTGATGCCACAAAATTGGAAGCCGGATCAGCATTAATTCTGGCAGCATTAAAACAAGTCTCTACAACAAGTTATCTCATTGATCTTGAAAGTCAGGAGACAATAAGGGAGGAGCAACTTGGAGAACATTATTCAAATTTAAGATTTAGTTTCAAAAACATTAATAATTAAGAATATGGCAGTTTATTTATTTGGAATAGCATCCGTTAAATACGGAACAGCCGCAACCGGAAGTAATATGCCTTCAGGTGCTGCATTGACTACTTTACCGGATACCGTTAAGGGATCTGTAAGTATTGAAGAAACAGAAGGATCCCTGACTAACTTCTATGTTGATCAGAAGTTTTCGCCTGTAAGAAGTGTAAAAACTGAAGAAGGTGAATTATCGGCAATCATGCAGTTTTACGACATGACATTTGCCAATATTGCTGCTCTGAAAGGTGGTACTGGAAACGCTTCAGGGTACACTCCTGCAACAGGTTATACAACCGTTAACTTGGCTCTGGAGATGTTACTTGATTCAGGCCATAAACTTCAGATGTATAATGCTAACTGCATCACTCGCATCATTGGTGGTGGTGGAAGGGACAAACTTTTTTCTTTGGAGCTCAAGGCCCTCCCGCAGATGACGGCAGACAATACAGGCAGCTGGAAAATCAGTGCTTTCTAATTAAGAGCCTCTGAACAAGGGGCTTTTTATAAAATTATGGAGCGCACAGCGTCGAACATATTACTTGGACGATTTGGTCCGGCTGATTCATTCCGTTTAAAATGGGGTTGGTTTACTTTTCGTTTGTCTATACGTCCAATATCAACAAGGCAGTTAATTAGGATCAGCGGTGAAATATGTCAGATAAGAGACTTTGAAGATGAGAATGTATCTTATTTTCAAGCCTTGATGGATCATGCCAAAGATGCTGAATTTATTAGCAGGGCTATTGCTATTGCAACCGGAACAAGGTTTGTGAGAATAGTAGCATATGCAATATCAAAACTCCCGAATAAAGATCAAAATATTCTCTTTAAGATTGTCATCAAAAATTCAGATGCAGAGGTTTTTTTTTGGAATATGGCATTGGCCAGAAAGATGAACATACTGAAGAAGAAACCGGAGTAGCAAAAGGGGGTGTTAGTCTTTTTGGTCGTCTTGCAATGTACCGCACGAAATTAAATTTAACAGAATCGGAACTGATGAACAAGAGTTGGATATCATTGCAGATTGAAAGTGTAGACCTGCCATGGTGGGATTACAAAGCAAAGAAGATGATTTCAGGCGATCAGGCAAATTTAATACTTGGAAAATATATTAAGCCATGAGCAGTATAATTTTTGATGCCTCGTTAAATACCGTACAACTCGAAACTGCTATCCGTAACAGCAATAAAACTGTTAAAGATTGGGCTAAAAATGTCGAGAAGCAAGGCAATATCGTTGATCAAGGACTCAATAAGACAACAAAAAGTTTTAAACAAGCCATATCTGAGCAGAAAACTCTTATCAAATCTATTGAACAGGACGTTAAGAGGCTTCAGAAAGCCTATGATGATGCAACGGCAGGACGGAGTAAAATGGCTGCTGCTGGTGAATTAAAATCAGTAAAAAGAGCACTCGCAGAAGAACAGGCTCAACTTGCTAAATTACAGAAACAACAGATTGAAGGGAATGTTCAGATTGAAAAATCATCCACCGGGATTATAGATAAGATAGGCAGGATGGCACTTGCTTATATTTCCGTTCAGGCGGTAGTTAAGGTATTGAAAGAAACTGTATTAGCATTTTTTACAAAGTCACAGGAAGGAGTTGAACTGCTTGAACGTAAGATTTCAGGATTAAAGGCCGCAGTCGGTGTCCTGCAGGGTGAATTTATAAAGTTAGGCAAGTCAATGGTCGGCGAAAAAGGCGATGAGGTAACTCCTTGGGGAACCAGAATAGTAAACGGATTAAGATTAATTTCCACAACTGCAAATTTTATTCCCGGAGTAAGAAAATATTTTGATGAATTGGCAGAATCAATGAATGATGCTGGCAAAGCTGCTGAAAACTATACACGAATACAGCAGGAATTAGAAGATGCTGAGCGTGCAATGATAGTTCCGAGGGCTGAGGCTAATGCAGAAATTGTTAAGGCTCGGCTACTTTATGCCGATGATACAAAGAGTCCTGAAAAAAGAATTGCAGCACTTGAAAAGGCTCTTGATCTTGAGAATAAAACAGCTGCAAAAGAGATTGAACATCAAAAAAGAAAAATAATATTAATTTCTTTAGGCAATGATAAGTTGGAAAAACGCGGACAACTCACAGATGATGACAGGAAAAAATTGGAAGAAGCTATTGCGGAGGAAACTAATCTACAAACAGAAAGCAACCAGAGACAGGTGCGGGCAACAAATAGCTTAATGGCTGCTAGGAAAGAGTTATATGATTCTGAAAAACAAAAAGCAAAGGAAGCTCTCGAAGCCATTAAAAAAGAATATAATAAAATAGATGAAATACTTGAAAGAATTGATCCGGGGAAAGGATTTTCATTACTCAACAGAGCTTTATTAAGGAGAAGAAAAACACCGGCTACCGGATCGGAACTTACCAAAGAGGGTCCTGATAATTTTATATTAGCTGCCGGTAGTATCGAGTGGTATAAGAAAATGCAAAAAGCCATTGCGGAAAATGACAAGAAGCAAATTGACATATTAAATGAACAACTGGATTTAAGAAACCAGATAGTCAATGCCGCTGCTGATTTGGTTTACCAGATCGGTGAACAAATTGGACTTGACGAGAAGTCAATGGTATTATTGAACAGCTCGCTGGATACGTTTATTGCAATGGCTTCCGGGAATCCTGCTGCAATAGTAAGCGCAGCAGGTAGAATGCTCGCCGGGATAATAGCACAGATCCCAACTTCTGCAATGAGATTCGAGGTTCAAATAGAACACATTAATCAGTTATTAAAAGAACAACAGAGATTAATCGAGCTATCAGAACGAAAGGGAGGTATTGGTGAAGCAAGGCAAGGGGAAATAAATATTTTAAAAGATCAACTTGCAGTGCAGGAGTCACGGCTTGCTAAGTTACAGAAAAGATATAATAGCTTCTGGCAATTATCATCAGCGGCACAAAATAAAGTATGGGAGCAAATTAAAGAATTAAACATAATAATACAGGAAACAGAGAACGCAATAGCAGATGCAGATCAATCGCTAACTGATTTCCTCACGGGAGGCATAACGGAAAATACTATTGCAGATGTTATTACTCAGGGATTCCAGGAAGGGAAAACATCAGTTGATGATTTTGCTGATTACATGAACCAGGTGTTAATTGATGCTGTAATGAACGTATTTACCGATTCGCTTCTTTCAAGTCCAAAAATGAAAGTATACATGGAATGGCTAAGAGGGGCAATGACAGGAGGGATAACCGAGGCCGAAAAAGAAGAGAACGCTCGAAGGATAGCGGAAATTGCAGCTGAAAACAAAAAGGCTTATGAGGCTATGACAAGTGGATTAAATATAGGTGATAATATTGTTATAAATAAAGGCCTTTCAATGGGCATTCAAAGACAGATCACGGAGCAGACAGGAACGGAATTAGCAAGTTTGTTCAGGAGATTTGCAGATGATAATCGTACTACAAAAGATTATACTTTGGCAGGATTACAAAATTTGACAAAAATAGAAGCGAATACTTTTCAGACCGTGGTGGAACTTCAGAAAGCAGTAACAGAACTTCAATCAATAAATAGTAATACTAAACAATCGGCGGTAGCAGGATTTTAATATGTACACACTTAACGGCATAGATTTATTCAATACTTACAATATCCGGGCAGGGCATTCACCGGGTTCAAATATTGCTATTCAGAACTGTTTCAACATGCCGGAAAGAGCAGGAGAATGTTTTCATGAATGGGGCGATGAGTCAGGCGTGGAGCCGTGGGTTTTGGCTGATGAGATATTTTTTGCCGGACGGGATATTATTTTTTCAGGTTCAATTGGTGGAACTGCATCAGGTATAAATGGTTATTTGAGTAGCTTCTATACTGCCATTAATGCAGCAACCGGACTAAGTATTTTCGAGACGCCATATAATAGTGCTTCGGGTTACGTTAAATCGGTAATACCTGAATACATGAACGGAGGAGCAAGTGTTGTAATGACCTTCAGGGAGACGGTAGTTAGCTTAACCGGAACTTTACCTGCATCAGGTATAAGTACTTATACTATTGATTCAATACCTTTTTTATCTTTTGGACTATATTTGTCCAAAGCAGAAGCATTACATGATTTGCCTGAGCTCAAAGAGCAGCAATTCACTAAATATGGATCAGAGGGTTATCAGATAGTAAAGCGCAAAAATAATACTCTGGAATTTAATGGATTTATCACAGGGTCTTCTTTGTCGGATTTTCAAAGTAAGATACAGGCTCTTTATAAAGTTTTTTCTTCTGCCGGAACCAGATCAATAGTTTTGAATGGGGTTACAGTAGTTTGCTTTGCCACTTCAGGCTTTAAGGTTGATAATATTTTTCTTTATAATTTGGGTGTTATTGCAAAGTTTCGAATGAGTTTGATAGCAGTTTCAGTGACATGATAAGTATCGATATATATCGCAGCGGAAGGGCAATACCAATTACAGTTGATATTGATGATAGGTGTGTTTATAGTAAAAAGTTAATGGGTGAACATAAGATAACTTCGGAGTTCATTCATAATTCTGCTTCCGCTCTTGACATAACTATCGGTGATTATATCACATATCCTGCCAGTGGAGGCGCAGCAACCGGGGAGAACTATTTTATTAATCAGCTTCCGAGTGTAGTTAAGATCAATGATTCGACTTTTAAATACAATGTAGATTTCCAGGCTAATCTTTATAATCTTAATAAAAAACTTTTTAAAGACGGCGCAAATGGGTTGACTGATTTTAGTTATGATGGGTCACCTGTAGACTTTATCAGTAAGATACTTACGAATATTAATGAAATAAATCCTACGTGGGCTTCCGGTACTTGTTCAACTGGTATAGATAAGACCTTGCAATTTACAAACGAATCCTGTCTATCTGCTCTTTCAAAAATTGCAGAAGCTTATAAAATGGAATATGATATCACTGATAAGGTTATTAGTTTACAGGATTCTATTGCCGGGGCTTCGGGATATAGTTTTGAATATGGTCGTGAAAACGGACTTTATAAATTAACCCGTGAACAGGTTTTGAATCAAAACATCATTACCCGGTGTTACGGATTTGGAGGACAAACAAATATCCCGGACACTTACAGAAACGGGAATAAAAGACTCATTTTCGCTCCATCAGGTTATGCGGCATCAGGCTATCTGGATTCACCTTCTGCATCAGCCTTATATGGTACTATTGAAGGTGTTTTCGTGGATGATAATATATTTCCTGAACGTACCGGAACAATCACAGCGGTAACAATGAATTTCGATGCCGGTGGATCAGGTGCGGTAGCAAGGATTGACAAGATAACAAAAAATAATGCATCCGGAGATTGTACAGTAGGATGTAACGGTTACTCTGAAACAATGGTTTGGAATACAAGTGTATCAGTTACAGTACTTGCTTTTTATCTTGACCATCAGAATGATTTTGGGGCCGTTACGCTGACAAGAATTTCCAATTCAGAAATATTATTTATGGCTGCTGTGCCGGGTGTAGATTTTGCAGCAGCAACAATTACGCCAGGATCGGGAACTGCTGATAATTTAATCGCAAATGCAGCCGGAGGGACAGGTACGGATTTAAATCCGGAAACAAGTTTTATTGAAGATACCTCAATTAACTTTGATATAAATGATTATAATATCTCAGGACAAACGGCATCAGTGGTCTTTAAATCAGGTGTCCTTTCCGGGGTACAGTGTGAAATCTCGCACTTTGATTATACTACAAAACGAATTTATATAGAATCATTTACTGATTCTGATGGATATATACAGCCGAATGCAACTCATCTGCCTGTAATTGGGGATACTTATACACTTGTTAATATAATAATGCCTCAAACGTATATCGACACGGCAGAGGCCACATTACAGGCCGCTACGCAAAGATACCTGAATGAAAACTGTGCTCCTCATGTATTATATACTTTAGAGATCGACCCAAAGGATGCAAAACTGAATAATATATCTTTAAAAGCAGGCAACAGGGTTACTATAATTGATTCAGCACTTTCAATTAATAAGTTAATCAGAATTTCGAGTATTGAATACCCGCTGGTTAATCCTTATAAGATAAAAGTCGTTTTAGCAAATCCGGTTGTACCGCATACTCTACAAGATAGGCTTATTAAGGCCGCTTCAATAATTACAAAAGGAGCATTATTCAGTACGTCGTCTCCTATAAAAGGCATGGTTCCTGGTGCTAATAACGCTGGTGCAAGTTATTTTTTAAATGCAAAGGGGGCATGGACAGTGCCTGCAGCGGCAACTCCGACAAACTCCAGTATTATACTTTCATCTACTTATCCTGCATCTGGTATTGCTCTTTCAACAGGTACGGCATGGGGAACTTCACTGGTAAATACAACAGTAGGAAATAATCTGATTACTCTGGCCAATCCCGGAGCGATTACTTTCATCCGTCTCAATGCTAATAATTCTGTTAGTGCTTTGAATGCAGCAAATTTTAAAACGGCTCTTGCATTAGTATCATCAGATGTAGGACTTGGTAATGTGACTAATGAGAGTAAGGCTACAATGTTTACAAATCCTACGTTTACAGGTCAGGTTAGTATCGGTACTACAACTAAATCTCAATTATTAAATCTTAATAGCAGCACGGCTAATTCTGCAATTACGTTTAGTTTATCTGATGTTACAAAGGGATATATAGGAGCTGCTTATGGTACTAATTCTTTAATTAATGGCTCGGTAGGCGGTGATATTGCACTAAGGAGTGAAGGCGGGAAAATAATGATTTCAGCAGATGTCGGAAATACATCTGCCATAACTATTCTTACAAGTCATAATGTCATTATTGGAGGCACTGCCGGAAGTCAGAAACTCACATTATTTGGAGAACTGGGGATTAGAGCAGGTAATAATATTATTCATTATGATTCGACTGAGGCCAATTATTGGTTACAAGTTCCAAATGGTACAACGGAATATTATTGGAGTTATAATGGTACTTGGCAAAAAAAATTATCTTCTTCTGGTACATTAACAGTTAAAGGTGATGTAATTTGTTACGGAGTTTAATATGAAAATAAAGGAATTGTTAAAATGTCTGATGAAACAAAATTAAAAATGAGTAAGCCTGCTATGGGTAAACATAAACAAAGTCCCTCTTTTAAAGCAAGAATAAATATGAGTAAATCTCATATAAAACATGGCAAATATGCTAAAAAAGAGTTAATTGCTTAAAATGGCACTGGCAACTACAAATTTGGCATTAAGCGCAGTCAGGACTAATCTTGGATATTCTGCTGATTGGTCGCTATTTAACATTGGCACATCATCGCTGATTAATCGTTGGTCAAAATACAAACCAGTCAGAGCTGCCGGGATTGGAACGACTGTATATGAACGAGGCAAAGATGATGTAGGTTACTGGGGCTTTAATTTCTCAGGTTCAAATCCTGATAAGTGGGATTATCTTCAACCCAGAGGTGGAAGTGATGGCGGTTCACCTGATGAACCTGCAAGACTTGGCGACTTTCGGGGGTATGAACATGATCGTACTTTAGCATATCCTTCAATTCAATGTCGTGATACTGATAACGCATGGAACGCAAATCTTTATCCTTCCGGCACTCCTTATTTACAAAGATGGTATTGCAGGGCGCACCGTTCATCGAGTTCAGTTATAATCCTTCCATCGGATATATATCCTTCAGCCAGCAGTTTAGATGATTACTATGTAGGATTAAAAATCAACGCAACCGGCGGGCCGTGGTATAAGACTTTTGGACAAGTAAAAGATTTGGATTTTACAGGAGCATGGAATATTTCAATAAGTACAGAGATAATTAACTGGGCGACATCTCCTGCATTTGCAAACTTTCCTTATCATATAGGATCGGTTGACTGGCAATTAATTCTAAGCTCTGGCGCAGCAGCAGCATGGACAGCAATTTCTCCGGGACTGCTTGTATTTTTTACAGGCATTGCAAATGGGGGTAGCCCCGATACATGGGATACTGACGGGACGAATACTTATATCACAAATGGTTCATTTACAATTAAAGATTGGTTAAAAGTAAGTAGTAACGCACTTGTTCACAGTGCAGCCGGGGAGTCAGAAGATGTTACAGTCTATTGTTCTTATGCCGGTGGTCCTCCTGATTGGTCGGCGGCGGTAATTACCGGCGGGACTTGGATAACTCTGTCCTGCAATGATGCGGGTACTCCGGTTAATTGTAGTCTTGTTACCAGTGGTTTTAATACACGAGTTACAACTGCTGCAATATCTGACGTTTCTTCTGTGACTGTTTATAAGGATGCTTCAGATAGTTATGACTATACTATACAGAGTGAGAGCGGTGATGTTAATCCTGTGTTAGAACGATCGCCGGATGGACTTGTTAGAGTAACTTCTAATTCAATTACACAGGATATAACGGTCAGTCAGGGCTATGCCGGGTCAACTGCTTTGACTTTCACTTATAATCCTACAGGTGGCGGGGACTTTCCACCTTCCGGAGGAACTATTGAATATATTATCAAACGTGGCGCAACTCAGGTTTATCCTTCGTCGGGATGGGCAACAGCAACGGGTCAGAGGGCAGAATATAATAACGTTGTCAATATTGCGAATATCGGAGAGACGGCACAAAATACAGATTATACAGTTTATATCAGATTAGTTTTGTAACTTTACAATTAAAAAAGATGAAAAAGATTGCAGGTATTTTATTTTTGATTGTCATTCTCGCCAGCTGTGAGAAACTGACTGACAAATGCTACATTTGCGAGACACGCAAAGAAGTTGGTACTACTTTGGAAACATCAGAGGTGTACGAAATTACTGGTATTATTTCTGTCCGGGAATATGAAAGGCAGCATAGCTCAGTTGTGATCAAACAGGCAGCTGCCGGGCCTTATTATTCACAAACAATTACTATATGCAAGGAGAAATGAAGAAAATAATAATTGACCCTTCGGACTGGCAGAAGATACTTAACTTACTATCCATTGTTACTGTTTCTTTTTTGCAAAGCAAAGTGGCCGCCGATGCTTTGGATGCAGTAAGCAGGGCGCAGGAGATTGAAGTAGGAGATAAAAAAGAAGATACATAATGCGATATGCTGAAACACTTTGTAATAATTTATAATTATGGCAACAATAACTATACAAAGAGGGAATCCATATAACGCAACAATAACAGTGACAAATGCTTCGGGCAATGCTTACGACCTTACTGGGAAAACTGTATTTTTTACTGTTAAAAAAGCGACTGATAATAGTAGTGATGATGCTTTGGCAGTGATTACAAAAGATATAATATCTCATACTAACGCCAGCGGGGGTATTACGACATTAGCACTTACAGCGTCACAGACAGATATTGTACTTGGTGATTATAATTGGGATTTAAGAATTTATGATGATAGTCCCCTGGTTCAGCTCAATTCGACAAAAGGGGTTTGTGAGATTGTAGAGATTATAACAAAACGTATAGTATAATGGCAGACGACATAAATGTTGCGATAACAGAAGAGTCTATCGCAGTTACTATTTCAGATGGTGTAACATGGGATGGTATATCGGGAAAACCGACAGCAGTTGCTGAAAGTAGTTTTATTGTTAGTGATGCGACTCCATTCAGTTGGCTCGTTAAAACACTTGCACAGGTGAAGACTATTCTGGGGCTTGGCTCGGCAGCTTACACGGCAGTGACCGATTATGTCACCCATGCCCTGGCAACAGCCGCCAACGACTTTATTGTGGCATCAGGATCGGGGGCTTTCGTTAAGAAAACACTGGCAGAAACAAAAGCATTAATCCTAATTCCGGAAGCAATACAAACGCCTGCTTTCGCTGACCCTTTGGCTCTTGATGGCACATTGTACAAGAGTTTCAAAGTAACTGTTTCAGCTAATACAACAGTAAACCTTACAGGAGTCGTTGATGGTGATGCGGGATCAATTGAATTGATCATATCTGGAGCAGGAGGTTATACTATCACAATGGGTACAATGTTCACTAAGAAACTGGGTAGTACATCTATTGTGGCAACAACGGCGGCTGATAATTTTATCAGTTGGATGAAGTCGGGGGCTGATATACTTTACACAATTATTCAAAAAGTCTAATGGGACTAAGACACGCAATAGGGTTTTATGCTGCTGCCGCCGGGGCTGGTTATCCTGCTATTCTTGATGATGGTAATACAGTTGCTTTTTATGATTCACAACTACTCTCTACAATTACAAAAGATGGCAGTAATTTTGTCAGCAGGTGGAATGACAGGTTAGGTTCGGGACATGATTTGATTCAGGCAACAGGTACTAAGCAGCCATTATGGAGCGCAACAGGTATATTATTCGATGGAATTGATAATTTTATGAAGACTGCAACTTTTACTATTAATCAACCAACATTTATATATGCAGTATTAAAACAGATTACATGGACAATTGCAGATCGAATATGGGATGGTAATTCAGCTGATTATGGTACGTTATATCAAAATCTAACGACTCCCGGAATGAAGGTATACGCAGGAGCAGGATCAGCTCAAAAAAACTTAACTCTTGACACATTTGGGATAATTCGAGTATTACTAAATGGTGCATCCAGTAAATTTCAAATTAATTCAGATGCAGCTGCTACGGGTAATTTTGGTATAAGAAACATGGCTGGCTTTACTTTAGGTGCAAATGGATCAGGTACTAATTATTCTAATATAGAAGTTAAGGAAATTATAATGAGAAGGATTGCTGATGCTTCAGGAGATGAGACAGCTATTTATAATTATTTAGCAACAAAATATGGATTCCCAACTATATGATAGCAATTTTTTACACGGAAAAAGATGCAATGGAGTTTTCTGAAAAGATACATAACTTCCTGAAAGCAAACAGAATTGGCTATGATGCTGTGAGGTGGAGTGATATTAATAAATCGGAATCAGAAGAGAAGTGGGCAGTTAAGATACCTGATGATTTCCAGAAATGGCCTGTAAAAATGGAATTGGATTTATCTATTAAAG